CCTGAAGCACTCAACCAAGTATCAGTGAAAGTTGGAGTAGTTGTATCAGGGAAACGAACGTTGTTAAAGTAGTTTGAACGATACTGCTTAACATTGTAACCTGAACGACGAGTGTTGAACAACAACATACCTACTGGGTAGATGGTGTTGTCTGGTGCATCAAGATCTAAGTTATTGCTTGTTAGCAATGATTTGATTGTTGGAATCGGATCATTAGCAGGATTGATAGTGTCCTGATCGCTTGACCAACGAGCATCAGCAAACAATGCGCCTTGCGGTGAAGTTTGATCAGTGTTGTCGATAGTTACCCAAACATCTTTGCTATTGACTGACTGCCAACGATTGATGATTGGGTAGTTTTCTAGATCAGCAGTGTTGATCCAAATGTCACCGTATTCAAGAACAGTACCGTCTGACTGAGTAGTTGGCTCGCTTGCGCTTACGATTGGTCCATTAGGATCAGTTACGTTTGTTCCAGATGGGAGTGGGAAACCGCTGCTGTTATAGTTAACATTGCGATAGCCTCTCCAACCTGCAGAGGTGTTTACCATAATATCAACTTCATCAACAACTGAATAAAACCAGTTAGTCAAATCATCAGGGGCAACAGTAGGGGCACCTTCGTTTGCGGACATTGAGAATTCTACCCAGTTTGACAATTGAGTAGTATAGGCTGCAGCCGCAGTACCCGAATAGTATTCAATCCCAGTTACTTCAGTAGTAATTGCATCAATTGCAGTAACAATAACTACTAGGTCATTAGCTGGAGTGGTGCCGCCGAGAGACGTACCTCGGATAGTGATTGTGTCGCCGACGTTATAGTTGCTTCCACCGTTAACAAAAGTAGTAGTGTTTATGTTGTAATTTTGTAGGTACGATGTTACAGTAGGCACAAATCCAGTACCAGAGCCAGTTGTGCTGAACTGCACGGGCTGGAATGAAGGGAAAAGTGAGAGGCCTTCTTTAGTTCCTGAAGTAGTTCCAACTATAAACCCTGCATCTACCATCAATCCGTTGCTGAACCCAGTAGTTGCACTGAAGTCGTTGACAATAATCACGCCGCCTTCAGTATGAGTAATCTGAAGTTCACCGGTGTTTAGTACAGATGCAGTAGTAAATGGAATTCCGGCTGCTGACCATGCAGTTACAAAGTCAGTTGCATCTGTGTTGTCTGCAAGAGAGAATGCATATGTGGCACTTAAGCTAGACGATCCCGGAATTGATACCTGAACAGTTGCAGTGTATGGTCCATTAGTGAATGCAGGAGCATTGTCGCTACCAGTAACGATAGTAGCACCCTGTGCAATTCTTTCCCAATAGTACAACGGAGCAACAGTACCTAGTCCGTTAAGGTCGAGATTGAAATTATACTGAGTATACACACTTCCGGCTGGAATTGCAGCTCCGCCGGTTGCATCTAGTGCAGCAATTGCTTGCCAGTCACTTATTGCATAACTTACAGTCGCTGGGTTCCAAGTTGCAGTAGCATCACTCCACTGTGAAATGTCAGTGTTCAGTCCGTTTCCTGCTGTGCCGATCTTGATCCAAACTGAACCAGTCGGACGAGGATTGGTCTGACCAGTTTGCCATAGAGGCTGTTGAGCAGATGTACCATAGTATAGTTCTGGCTGGCAATATGTGCCAGCAGTAATGCCCAGATCAGCAAGTACCGTATCACCTACAACACCGGATGATGTAATGATAAGTGTCGCCGGCGCAGCTACATATCCAGTCTGCTGTGAGAAAATTTGCAATTTACCGCCGACCACTGAAGCCGAAAGATAAGGAAAGTTCAAAGCATTAATTGATTGTGCAACAATTGATACTATGTTATTCGGAGAGGCTTGTACAGTAATCTGATGCGGCTCACCACCATCAATACTGATGTTGAAGTAATCGCCTGGCTGTAGAGTAGGGTTAGAGTTAGAACCCTGAACAGTTGGACTAGACGCCAACCAATCACCAGAACCTAAGCGAACCCAAGTGTTTGAACTATCCTTATAAAAGAACTGACCAGCAGTAGAAGCCGATGCAAAGTCGTAAGTAGGAATTGCGTTAACTGCATAGTCACCGATATTACCTAGGCTTGCATTTGGGACACCACCTGTGATAGATGTAGCATCAGTGATTACAATAGGAGTCTGTAGTACAAACTGACCAGTTGTTTGGTTGAATTCATTGATACCCCAAGTTGTAGTGGTAGTGTCTAACCACCAAGTACCGTCTGCCGGGCTACCAGTTGGGCGGCCTGTCTGACCCACAAGACTTGCAAGGTCAACGTCTGCTCTCAAGCAGAATACGCGGTTAGTTACGCCGAGCGCCGAGTAAGCAGCGAGCAGACCATATTCATTGAGTTCATAACCCTGAATAGGAGTGCCAGTTGAAGTTGTATAGAAGAACGGATTACCATATATAGTAACCAGATCACGCTGACTAGTAACCTGAAAGAGTTTACCAGCATTTGCAGTAGTTGTACCAACTGCTACGCCAGTACCAGTAGGGTCAGCCTTGTTACGTGCAGTAGCAAGCACGATGAGAGGAATTGAGTTAGTTGGTGCCGGTAGATACTGACTTTGGTCAATGATCGTAACTTCTACACCCGGGGATACTAGTGCCATATTATTTTTCCTTTGTATGATTCTGAGGTTTACCACCTGTCTCCCAATGTTAATAACACTAGGATTCTAACACTTATTTAGCGTAGGATTAAAAAATCCGTGGTTAGACACACCTTCGAAGGTTTTTTTGATAAGTAATAGTATGCTGAAAAGACCCATATGCAAGACATGTAACAAGAGCTATTGCGCTATCAACTACAAAAAGAATGAGGTGACGCATTACCGCAGCATTTGCGACGGATGTGGAAAGAACAAGTCCAAAAAGAAGGCTCCGGTTCACACTTGGGAAAAGGTCGGATACAAAAAGAAACCCGCATGTGATCTATGCGGGTTTAAGAGTTTATATCCTAGCCAAATGACTGTCTTTCATATTGACGGCAATCTGACTAACGCAATGTTTAGTAATCTTCGAACGATCTGCCTCAATTGTATTGAAGTCGTGAAACGCAAAGAAATTACATGGAAGCGCGGAGATTTACAGGTTGATTATTGATTCAATTTGTTGATGTAGACTATCAATAGTGCCGTTGTTGTCAAGATGGTAGTCATAGTCTAACCCAACACTGCTGTATTCACTGGCATGAACATTGAACTTTTCAAGCTGGCTCATAGAATATTCACTGAATCCTGGACCGCAATTCAATCTTTCGGCAAACTCAATCCATTCAGGTTCCTCGCCGCGGTGAGTACGCAACGTAATGCCGCCTGCACTCTTGATTGCGCTCACTTCATTAGCAAAGCGGCAGTCAGTGATGACAATATCTTCCCTGACGTTGCGGAGTTTGTTCTCAACTGATGCAACCCAAATGTCATTGTGGAATGACTTACGAGCAACATCAGTACCCCATTGCTGGAGTACCCATCGGGGAGTTAGATGGGGGATACCGAGCCGATTGGCCCACCATTCGTCAACTTGCTCACGCCACTCTCGGCTGTGTTTGGTAGAGCCTTCAAGAAGCTCACGATTCCAATCGAAGATAGCAGCAACAGCATCTTTAAGTGCTGCTGCAAAACTCATGCGTTTGAAGCCATGTACGGTGCAGAGATAGTCTGCGGCAGTGTCTTTACCACTACCAATAAGTCCGGTAATTCCTATAATCATTCTTATAATATAACACAAGAAGAGGGTGTTGTCAAGCCTTAACCTTGGACCCAAGTGAGTGGTTGTGACCCATCTACGTAATTCTTGAGTTCTAGGATCAATGCTTCCTGAGCCTTGGAAGATTCAGCCTTCATGGCAGTACCGTTAAGAGTAGTGCCACCACCCGGACCCGCAATAGAACCAAACTTTTCACGGGCTTCACCGATGATACCTTTTAGAATAGCAATGATAAAGTCACTGATCCAAACACCGGCATATGGATCCTGAATAAGAACCTCTTCTGTGCGTTGGATGTCGGCCCAAACTAGAATGCGCTCACCGGTACCCTTAAAGTCACGTACAACGCGGAGAACCTTAGTCACTGGGTCAAACGTGTAAGTGACATAACCACCGAACATACGAGCGGCTAGTTCAACGTAACCAGCATAGAAATCGTATGTTGCCATACCACCGGTGTAGTTGTAGTTCAACAGATAGGTGTTGAGAATAGCACTTGAGAAAGGGTCAAATGAGGAAGATGATGGGCCCGTTTCAAGCCCCACAGTGCGTCTAAACAAGGATCTAACGTTGATAAACTCTTGCGGCAGAGTGTACGTGTCAACGTTCTTAATGACTGTCATGAGCGTGTATGACTCTTGTGTAGCATTCTGCGCTCTTTGACGATAGACCTTAATAGCGTAGTTGTACGAAGCCTCGTAATGCTCTGGATCAAGTTCCAGGTCAATGATGTCACCGCCCAAACGTAGACGGATGTTCTCAAACAACGCCTGTTTGAGTTCTGCTAAATTTAGGTTAGTTGGCGTTGCTAAAATATTTGCGACCATAATGTTTCCTCGTTATGTTTATTTATCAGGAAACACTTGACCTCAATTGTTACAGATCGCCAGCTTTTTGGTTTTCCGCGGCAATAATGCGTTTAATTTTCTGCTCTAGTTCTTCAATGTCCCGCTTGACTAAAACATTAATGTCAGGAGACGTTGAACCTTTGAGTTTTAGCTTAAGATTTTCTAAAACCTTTTTTTGCAGGCGAACCATCTTACTATCAGTTTCACCAGGCTTCATAAATCGCCTTTTTTGCGGTTCTCGCTGTAGTGAGCATCAAACTTGCCGCCTGGATAACGTGCTTCCAGCTTGCTCACATTTTCAGCAATAACATCATTAGGGTCAAGACCAAGTGCGTTACAAGCGTTCACCCAATACCACATGATATCGCCTAGTTCACGCTTCATATGGAAAATGTTTTCTTCATTGAGGGGTTTACCCTGAAAGAAAATCTTCTTCACGATTTCGTTGAACTCGCCGCCCTCGCTTGCGATACCAATGCCCGACGTGAGTAGCAACGGGATATTAACACGGCTGTTGTTGTGCAGCTTGCGAATATGCTCCACAAATTCTTCTGCATCCTTGCTAGGTTCCGACGCTACAGTAAGAACAAAATCTGCGTACTTGTTTAGGTCAATTTGAGTTGTCATATATTTTCCTTTAGAATGCTTTTAGAATAATCATATCAATGTTGAAACGCCCGTTCGGTACCGCTTCAACCGCCTTAATCTCATTGAAGTACTTACGAGCAGCAGGCTTACTACCCATGATAGCTTTAATCTGTTCGACGGGCTTACGCAGGGTCTTCATGCCACTTTCTTTCTTGTCAAAGCCAATGACAGTATTGCCCTTCACTAGCAAGCACTTGCTGTAAGCGTCTGCAACGTAGTGATGCATCTTACGCTTCTTAGTATCATAGACCCAAGCTTCGGCGCACTGATGAAGCTTGACGGGGCTTAGACCAGTAAGTTCAATCTGGAGAGCATCATCCTTGAAGGACTTGCAGTGCTTAAGCTTAGCAACTACCCGTTCAACAGGCACAGCCTTCTTAGCACGAGGCTTTTTAGCAATCTGCTTTAGACTAATATAGCCGTTGAATTCAGCAATGATATCTTCAATCAACTTGATAGCGTAGCGAATCTGCATTTTGCTGTATTGGCTGTAGCTTTCGTTCAACTGTTCGCACTTGCCAGCCTGAACTTCAATGTATTCGTTGAGAAGACTATTCCAACGCTTGATAGCTGGTGCAAGATGCTGGGGAAGAACATTACGAGAAGACAATGCACCTATTACCTTCTTGTCAATGCTAAACTCCTTGGGGTAGTTAGCTTCAACAAACTCATCAAAGAGTATTTCAATATCGCCGAGGGCTTCGTCAGCCTTTTCACGCATGATTTCCTGAATGTTCACTACCTTCTTAGGCTTTTCTTCGCCTTCGGTTTCTTCTTTCTTAGCAGTGAGTGCTGCACCTTCAAGAGCAAGGGTCTCAATCCACTTCACAATGCCAGTCTTGTAGCCATCTGGAACAAGGTCAGGATTAACTTCAAGCAGATGTGCAGTAGCAGCCCAATGACTGTTCATATCAACTTTCCAATCGGGAAGACGATTTACCTTAGTCAGCACATCCTTATCAAAGTTCTTTTTGATATATTCTTTGACCTTGTTACCACAGTCTTTGCGTTCAACATCATATTGAGCAAAGAACTTAGCCTTATCCCAACTGTCAGTGGGCATCAAGCTGAAACGGTTAACGCCTCGACGAGGGGCACGAGTTGTCTTCTTAGTAGATTTAGCTTTGATGATTGCGGGGCGACGAGCCATAAGATATCTCCTGAATTTCAGATTACTTATACACTATACAACAGTAGGCTTGAAATGTCAAGCCTTAAGTTTGTCAAAAATCATATTTTGGAGTTCGCTCTGTTCTTCAACCGACAGATAAAAGTCAGTCGTTGGGTCCCAGTATGCTCCCTCTTTCGGGTCGTAATATGTTGCTCGACCGTTTGGATAGAAGAAGGGACCTTCAAGACCCTTGCGCGGCTGATACTTAGTTTCACGATCACGAAGAACACGATAACCCATATCAGTTAACCTTGCCAAGGAGAGCGTCAAAGCGATCTTCAACCCAATTTACACGAGCATCAGTAACGCCGATTTCAGCAGGGTCGAGAATGTTATCAACTACCCACACCCACTTGTCCATCTCGCTATTGTATGCTAGAGCATTGTCAAGTGTGATATATTCTGCTACACGTTCCTTAAAAGACATTCTTTATCTCCTTGCTATATCTTCTTATAGCAGTTTTAGGTAACCTTGTCAACCAAAAAAATAGCCTCAAATGAATGAGGCTATTTTCTTTCGTATTAGTATCTTGCTCTAATGCCGATATACCCTGCTCTAGGATACGTACCATATTCCTTTGCAGTCTGATAACGTTCATTAAAGACATTTTCAACACGTCCGGTCAATTCAAGCGAAGCAGTTAATGGATAGCGGACAGTTGCGTCCACTAACACATAAGAATCAATCTTATTTGTATTAGCAGCATTCTCCCAAGCCTTACCTACATAACGAATAGTTGCGCCTGTTGCAAGTCCGTTTGTCCATGTATAATCGCCACGAATTGACGCAGTGTGCCTTGGACGACGAGGAAGATCAAGTCTAGTATCCTTGTCAGTAGACTCGGTGTAAGTGTAGTTTGCAGACACCGCTAGATTAGTCAGCAGGACAATCGTAGCAATGACTTCTGCACCCTGCGCTGAGGTAGTACCTAAGTTACTGTAAGTATATGTACCAAGGTCAAAATCAATTTGATTGTTAGTATTACGCTTAAAATAGTTAGCAGTAACATCAAACTGTTCATTGAATTTGTGGGTGACTCCTACATCAAAACCCTTTGCTGTTTCTGCAAGAAGGTCATCGTTTCCATAGTCTCCGTACAATTGATAGAGAGTAGGAGCCTTGAAACCTTCACCATAGCTTGCTCGTAGAGTAGTATCACCTAACACATATACAACATCGGCGCCAAAGGTAGTTTCGTTTCCGTAACCGCTATGCCAATCACGGCGGGCACCAGCATTAACTGATAGTTTAGATAGTGGCTGCGTTGCAAGTTGGCCATAGATGCTATCAATATTTGCTGTAGCTTGATTACCACCACGAAAGCCAGAATAGTTGTACTTAGTTTCAAAGTCATTTGCTTCGTGTTCATAACCAAAGATAGCTTTGTTAGAACCTAAATCAACTGTACCCTGATATTCAAATCGCTCATTGGTTCCTGCACTGCGAAAGTTTTCAGTGTTATTGGTTTCATAGTTGTAGCGATTTAACTTTACGCGGCTATATGACGTGCGGTTCTTGAACTTGCTATCAAAGAGTGAGACATTAATACCGGCATAACCACTAAGGCTATCAGTCTTTGAATACTCACCGGTGTCAGCAAGAACATAGCGAGGAGCAGGGAACCCATCAAAACTGAAACGAGTTTCTAGATAATTGCTACGCAAATCAATATTGACATTATCAGAAAGACCAATGCCTACTTTAGCATTTGCTGCATTAGCCTTGAAGCCATCACGCTCACTACCATTCGCAGCAGCAGAAATGCCATCACTGCGTTCATGTCCGCCACCAATAAGATAAGATACAGGACCAACCGTATCGCTAAGGTCAGCATATGCACGAGCGGTGTCAGCATATCCGTATTCTCCACGAACACGACTAGTAAGAGTGTCGCTAGGAGCACGAGTAGTCAAACTTACTACACCGCCGACTGCTTGACTGCCCCAAAGAACAGAACTAGGGCCGCGCAATACTTCAATACGGTCAATGTTGCCTGTAACTAAGCTACCAAAGTCAAAGCCAGCCGCTGGATGTGAAACATCATTCATTCGCACACCATCTAGCAATACTAGAGTCTGTGCGCTTTCTGCTCCGCGAATTCTAACGCTAGAAACGCTTCCGGTATTGCCCGAACGATCAATCGTGATGCCAGGGAGAGTGGCAAGCAGTTCTGCAATAGTTGCAGTCTGCCTATTTGTAATTTCATTACTATCAACTATAGTAACTTGAGTACCGGTGTTTTCTATATTCGTAGGAGTGCGAAGTGCAGTCACTACGATTTCAGTTTGGGCTTGAGCAGTAGTAGATACTGCTAGCGCCGCTGTGGTAATGAGTAATTTAAATGTTTTCAAAGTTTTTTCCTTCTATAACTTACTATAACTGTTATAGCAAGTTTTTTGATGTTTGTCAACCGTTATTTTTTGTTATAGTGATACACACCTTGATTCTTGAAGTCGCCGGCGAGCATACCCTTATGCTGATGACACAGCGGACATAGTTCAACTACATTAGATAATACGTTGTTCAAATGATTACCGTCAATATGATCAATGTGAGTTTTGCCAAGTGTCCAGGGTGCCTTATCATAATCAATTGCACAAGTGAAACCTAAATGACTGTTGGTATTGTTACAGCGCCCTGTACGAAATGGTGTAACTCCCCATTTAAATGAAATCTTGTTATATCCTGCTTGATGACAAAGCCCACACACCGGGCGATAACGGGTGCCTGAATGTGCGACCGGACGATTGCAACCGTGATTAATACAAATAGGACGAATATGCATGTTAATCAACCTTTCAATTCTGTTGTTGATATCTTCGCTATAAAGGTTTTGGCTAACCATGTCAACCTTTTTTTTCCGATAAATAACTATATGCCGAGACTTAGTTTATACCGTTCGAACAAACAAGACGATTATCGTTTCCTAGACAGAACGATATCTGAACAATTTACTGTAGGTGGTACCGACCTGTACATTCATAAGTATGCGGGAATCACTAATCAAGGTCCGTCAATCGATTACACGCAACCGCAATATCTTGAACCGAATCCTACACAGATTCAGGATTTGCTATTCTTAGAGAACCGTGATCGTAAGTATGAATCAAACATCTATCGTTTGCGCGGTCACTATAATGTACAAAATTTAGACTTTGACTTAAGCCAATTTGGTTTGTTCCTGAGTAATGATATAATCTTTATCACTGTCCACTATAATGATATGATAGACCTTATAGGTAGAAAACTTATGGTCGGTGACGTACTGGAACTTCCGCACTTGCTGGACTATAATCCCCTCAATGAGACTATTCCAGTTGCATTGAAACGTTTCTATCAAATCACTGACTCAAATTATGCAAGTGAAGGCTTTACTCAAACTTGGTATCCTCATCTATGGCGTATTAAGTGTGAACCACTAGTCAATAGCGAAGAATTCGCTGACATTCTTAATGAGCCAATCAACCAAGACAACTATCTTGGTGACTTTGATCCTACTAAGACATATCCACCGGGTTATACAATTGATTATGGTGGTAAGATTTACGAATCAATCACTAATGTACCACTAGGTACAACTCCACCAAATGCTAATTATTGGCGCCCAATAGAGAACGGAAGCCTTGCTGATATTCTTTCTACGTACAACAAGAATATTGCAATTAACAACGCTGCTCTACAAGAAGCAGAACGGCTATTACCAAAGTCAGGGTATGATACAAGCAAATTGTATATTGTTCCTACATATGGTGAGTATTCAGCAAATGGCGTTAAGTCCGGTAAGTTTAGTCAGCCGGCACCGCCTATTAATATTAATGTCAATCCAAACTCTACCCCGGGTACTCCAGTAACTGGTTCAGTGATGCTTATTCAAAATCCAAACTTTAGAAGTGCAGCAGCCGGCGTTAGAATCAGCAGGCAGTCTCTACAAAGTATTTGGGATGTTACAGTTGATAGTGGTGCAGAACAGATTGACACCTTTGTGCAAGCACAATTATCTATCATTGAGCAGGCTGCTCCTATGATCGGAAGTGGCTCCGGCTCAGTGGAAGCTGATATGATTCTAAATGTTGAATCGTTTGGTATTGTCCTTGGACCGTATGGTACTGCTGATAACACTTATGCAACAGCAGATCAGAACCCAGAGGCTCCGGGATTCACCGGTGACATCACGATCAACATGGACTATCGTGCTGACTGTATTCCAGGATTCCAGTACATTGCTCGTTCAAGTCCAAGATCATTTGGTTATTCAATGGGTTACATGACCGGTGATGGTGTTCCACCAAACGGTTTCCCATTAGGAGATGCTCAAGGTGGCGGCACCGGGGCAGGCATTTCATTCCCGCAAAGTCCTCAAGTGGGAGATTATTTCTTACGCATTGACTATCTCCCACAGATTCTATATCGTTGGGATGGTCAGATGTGGATTCGTATCTCTGATAACATCAGAACACAAACTGGCTTTGCATCAGACACTAACCAGTCGCAATTGAACAGCTTTATAAATGATACGGGTGAAATCTATCTAAATAGTGAACAACAATTAGTTCCGGAAGCACAGCCACTGTCATCAATCTTGATGCCTCAACCTGATGTAATTCCACCACAGACATAACGAGATAGCATGGCACAATTCTTTTACGATAACCAGATCAGAAGATTCCTAATTCAGTTTGCAAAAATTTTCAGCAACTGGCAAGTTACCAGAGGTAAGGACCCGAATGGTAACGATATCCTAGTACGTGTGCCTATCATGTATGGGGATTCAAGTCGCCAAGCAGCAACAATCATTGCCAATAACTCGGCGAGTAATCTACCATCTGCTCCCATGATCACCTATTACATTAGTGGTGTTGAGTATGATCAAAAGAGAACTCAGGATCCGTGGTTTGTTGATAAAATTAACGTAAGACAACGTGCATATAATTCTGAAACTCAATCATATGAAACTACCCAAGGACAAGCATTCACTGTAGAAAGATTAATGCCAGTTCCATATAACCTGCGAGTTACAGTTGATATGTGGACTACTAATTACAATCAAAAATTAGAGTTGTTTGAGCAGGTAGCAACCTTATTTAACCCCGCACTTGAAATTCAAAGTACTGATAACTTCATAGATTGGACTTCACTGTCAGTTGTTTTTCAAGACGGATTGACGTTCTCAAGTAGAAGTATTCCTCAAGGTACAGGTAATCCTATCGACATCATGACTTGGAAGTTCTATATGCCGATTTGGATCAGTACTTCTTCGAAGCTAAAAAAGATGGGCGTTGTTGAAAAGATCATTGCATCTATCTATAAAGGTCAAGCATTACAAGACATTCAGAATGAAGATTTGTTGCTCGGTACAAGACAAAAGATTACACCATACGGCTATAAAGTACTACTATTAAACAATCAGTTACAGTTACTTCCGGCAGATGAGCCATTTTTCCCGGCAAACGAGTCTCTTGCTATACCAGATAATCCTAATACAAACTTGTATTGGTCAGCACTGTTAAATGTCTATGGTGCCATCAAGCCCGGTATTTCTCAGATTTGGTTGCAGAATCCATACATGAATGATGACATTGTAGGTACTATTGTTCCTGATCCTAATGATGATCGGTTCTTAATCTATAACATTGATCCGGATACTCTTCCACAGAATACATTGCCGCCAGTAACCAGTATTATCAACCCGCAGTTGACCGGACCCAATGCAGGTCTACCTGGTCCGATGCCAGGCGTAAGATATCTTATTGTAGACGATATCGGAAGTGCTGATGCTACTACAGTAGCATGGGGTGGACTAATTGCTAATGCAAACGATATCATTGAATTTGATGCCGATACTATGCAGTGGAGTGTGTCATTTGATAGTCAAGTATCAGAAACGGTTGACTTTGTAACTAATCTAACTACTAGTATGCAATATCGTTATGTACCGGTCGATGGTATTTGGATGAAATCATACGAAGGTTGGTATGATCAAGGTGATTATAGCATCGTCATTTAATATGAAAACAGCAGCCGGCGTCTTCTTCTACAGCAAGTTCACAAAAAGATACTTATATCTCTTACGTTCAGATTTCAAAAACCCAACTTGGAGTATTCCAGGTGGTGGAATAGATAAAGACGAAACATTACTTGAGGGTGTTGCAAGAGAATGCCACGAAGAAATGGACTTCTCTATCGATGATCTTAAACTGATCCCGATTCAAAAGTTTATAAACAATAATTTTACATATCATACCTTCTTCTGTGAAATCGAAGAAGAATTTATTCCTACGCTAAATGATGAGCATGTGGGTTATGCGTGGGTCAAAGAAGGACAGTACCCGAAACCTTTACATCCCGGGTTGTTTTCTACAGTGAATATTGATATTGTGATTGAAAAACTGGACAGTCTTACTTAATTACATTCCGAACATTTTTTCTATTACAGGGAAACCTAATGCTCCTGCTAAAACGCCAGCTCCCATAAGCATCCAGCGCCATTTTTCTAGCGCATTAACTTTCTTTTCAACGGCTGCATGTTGATCTTTATTTTCAGTTTGAAACTCTCTGATTAGTTTATGAGTTTCAGTCATGTGGTCATCGATATGAGTTTGCAAGTCCTTCAGGCCAGTTTTGATATCATCACATTTTTCATTGAGATATGAATACTGAACCTGAAGAACCGCAATTTCGGTCTCAGTCTGCTTAAGTTTTTGAACTGCGCTGATCTGAGCCATCTTTTATGCCTTATGCGCTTGCGATTGTAACAATCGGATTTGGCTGACCATTCGCAGCATTCGCAACAGCGGCTGTGTTGAATGAAGAAATGACATCTGGGTTTACATTACTCAATACTGCTAGACCTGTACCAGAAGCAGTTCCAGTAGCAGCGAATGTGATACCAGTCATGTTGGCCGATGCGCCAACTGATGTCCAGTTAGTAGTACCTGCACTGTAGATTGTATATACAGTACCAGTTACCAATGAACCAGGAGCGACAGTTGCTGGGAATAGTTCTGAGCTATGATCATTCAATGATGCAACATACTGTGTGCCAGTAGCTGCATTAGTTGCAATGATTGACATTGTGTTTGGAAGCAATGCAGTGTTTGCAACGTTTGCAGTATAAACCGCACCAGTCAGCCCAGAAGTTGTGCCGGTTACCAAATACTTAGTCTTGCCCTTTTGACGAACAATGAAGCCTGCTTCTGGATTTGCATAGATATATACTGAACCAGCAGTGATAGCAGCAGTTGCATTAGATGCTAAAGTAATAACATCCTGTGTAGCATACGATGTTGCGTTTTGATTGGTTAGACCAACGTTTGCGCCGCCCGGTGTAGTTGATACACTGAAAGCAGCAGCATTAGCAATAGTCTTAACAAAGTAAGTTTCGCCAGCAGTCAATCCACCTATATTAGCAGAAAGAATTACCGGAAGATTCGCAGTAAGAGTTTGTGCGTTACCAACAGTTGTCAAGAAATTACCAGTTGCAGTTGCATTTGAGATTTCAATGTTTGGCTGAGCGTTGCTGCTTACATAACCAAGTGTAGTTGGAACACCGTTTGCTGGAATGTACTGAATTACAGTGGCTGCTGTACCAGTAGTAGCAAAGCTAGTTCCTAAACCACCAACCTTAGTGCTTGAAGTAGAAACAGTGTAAAGAGTACCTGCGCCATTTACGCCAATAGCAACGTTAGCAAGAACTTGCTTACCAAAGATTGCAGTGTTACCACCGACTACTGAGTAAGTATTTGCGTTTGTTGCTGGCCATTGAGGACCATTTGGGTTGTTGAAGTAAGCATCAACTACACCAACTGACAATGCTGATGCAGTTGTACCGGTAGTCAATGTAACCGGAGTAGATGTTGGGTTAGCATTCAATGGAGTTGCAGAAACAGTGAATGTTGATGCACCAGTGATGTTTAGGATAAAGTATGTTGTAGCGGCGATTAAGTTTGTACCAGTTGTGATGCTAGGTACAAAAGGCATACCAGCAATAATACCTAATGTGCTTAAAGTTTGAGAAACTGTTACGATATTTGTAGTTGCAGTAGTATTAGTTACTGTCAAGACTGCTTGAGCCTTAGCGATTTTTAGTGGACGTCCCATTTGTTTTTCCTTAATGTTATATGCGAGTTCTAGTCGCTACGCAGTGGGTACTGCATAAGTTCTCCTCATGAGAACATATAAAGTATTTAGCTTTATTGCGAAACTTTAGCTAGTTGGTCCACCTAAGGCTGGGGTTGCTGCCACGCCGCTAGTGCCAGTGTTAGTATGAGGAGCACCAAGTTCAGTGATAGTAAAGAGTGAATTGGCGCCCGCAACAGATAGGTATGATACTATGTTACCCTGTCCAACAATCACACTGTTGAGTGTAGTGTTAGGAGGAACAAACTGGCTGTTAGCAGTAGCTACGGTATAAGAAACACCGTATGGATTGTATCTTGCATTAGCTCCACTGATCGCCACTGCTGCATTTGAAACTAATGTTAAGCTAGTATTATTAGCAATAGATTGCACAATACCCACTGAGTTACCACCAGTATTACCAATCCATGCACCAATATTCAACTCAGTAGTAAATGAAGTTCCTGAACCAGTGATGACGTTGCTGTTTGTAGCGCAAGTGACTGTGCCGGTCACTGCTACATTGGGGAAGCTAGTAGTATACTGAATCCCGACGTTTGATGTAGCAATTCTTACCTTATCCGTAGCAATATTTGCTGATGCTGCCGGAGATGTTGAGTTTGCTGTATATGCGTATGATGCCATTTTAATGTCCTCGTTATGTTATATTTATCAAACCGGTTACGTAACCGAGGCTGCATACGTACTCAAGTTTTCTTTAGGCAAAAAGGTTGCTTCTATTAACATTTAGATATTTCTTAATAAAAGTTACCAGTCCAGCTCCAAGAAGTCCCGCCCGGGCCGACCACGGCAAACGCGCCATCAAAGCCTGAGCCAACAGGACTTGCATAAACTGTTACAGTGTGTGTCCTAGTTTCGCCGGCTGAAATAGATTGTGATATACGAGCGGTACCGCCGCTCGAAGATACACCATCAACTGCAACTTGCACTACGGATGGACGTGAAATTTCTTGAACCTGGTATGTGCCGCTGCCAGAAACGCAAAACACAGACACGGTCTGATTATAAGCAGCACCATTTGCCGGTGCTACGATATTCCAACTAGGGCCTGGCCAAGTTACTTGAATTGTAAAAACTGACGGGGGTGGTGGAGGGGGTGGCGGTGGCGGTGGCGGTGGTGGAACAAAGTCGCCGCAAATATAACCCGGGAAGCTAGTCAATCCAACACCGACAATGTAATAACAATTTACATATACTGTGGCACCGGGGGCAACTGTACCTAAATCCCAAGCAGAATAGATTGAATAGTCGTCGGGTGATCCGTCCATCCCGCCTGCTAGAACTGGTGTTGGGTTGTACAATGGCCATTCAGCAGATACTTTCGTATTGCAAGTATATCCGTTTCCTGTTGTATATAAGGAAACCGTATTGTTTGAGTTTCGTCCGGTACTATAGACTGTGTTAGTTGATGGCACCGGTGCAGTTCCTCTACCATTAATTGTCGGGAACCGATCCCAATCCGGGTCACCGCCGCGTTGAATTTTAACGGTATGGCTACTGGCTGTTGTGTTGGTGTATGACATCTGCATACGAACAATTGATTCACCTGGGTACGAGAAGTACTGAAAGACAGCATGACCGTACGTTGCTGCGTTACCCATCAATACTGTGATTTTTCCGTTTGATGCCTGCCATGAACTAACAGTGCCATTAGCTGATCCGGACTGGGCGCCGGGTTCATTGCCGCCACCCAATGCAAGCACACCATCTACAAATATACCGCACATTTCATGCGGTGTGCCTGGCTGAAAGCAATCATCATAGTAACCATATGTATAGTTGCCGTTGCCGGTACGATCATACAATAGCATGTATCGTGCTGGGTCAGGTGCACCTGCCTGACCATTACCAAATACGCCCTTGCCCTGCCCATTGATTAAATATTTGATATACCCAGTATCGATGTCCCAACCATATGCACCTGTTTGAGCAGTACCTAATTGGGATAGCGTATATCCATCTGAAACGTCAGGTATTAACTGTGGAAAAGTATATCCAGCACTAGCGCAATGTGAGTTTGGATTGATCGGAGATCCGGTCCACTGTCTATAACTTGCTGCGCTAAATGATGCTACTCTAGGCATGAATCACCTTATGCATATTTCGATGAGGAAGCAAATACAGTATATGTTGCAGATGCAGTTTTTACAATAG